GGGTTGGATATTTCTTGCAGGACAACTCATATAATGGCTCGCTCCTCTGCGTTTATTCGTACGAGCGGGTTTTCTTTTGTCGTTGCCATCGACATATCATGTTTTCATGATTGAATAATCGCCAAACATCGACATGACAAGGAAGTAAATGACCCACGAAGAAAAGGAAATTCTGCAAAGACTTAAGGATGACTTTAAACACTACGCAGCCAAATGCTTGAAGGTACGCTCCAAATCTGGAGCTATAGAGCCGCTCATTCTAAATAAAGCGCAACTCTATGTGCATCAAAAGCTAGAGGAGCAGCGCGGTCGGACGGGTAAAGTGCGGGCTCTGCTGTTAAAAGGCAGGCAGCTGGGCCTTTCCACGTACGTGGGCGCAAGGTATTACCACATAGTTACGCATCGCTTTGGTTGCCAGGCATTCATTTTGGCGCATGAATCAAAAGCCACTGATAACCTCTATGAGATGGTGCAGAGGTATTATAAAAACACGCCTGACATTTTAAAGCACGATATTGCCAAGTCTAACGCTAAGCAATTCCTGTTTGGTAAATTAGATAGTGGTTACAAGCTGGGAACATCCGAGAACCCAGACGTGGGCCGCTCTTCTACTATCCAACTGCTGCATTGGTCTGAGGTTGCTTTCTCTAAGAATACTGATGAGCACGTCAAAGGTATTATGCAGGCGGTGCCTGATATGCCCGGCACTGAAATCATATTAGAGTCTACCGCCAATGGCATTGGTAATTATTTTCATCAAGAATGGCAAAAGGCCGAGAGTGGCGAATCAGAATACCTAGCTATCTTTATACCTTGGTATTGGCAAGATGAGTACATCAAAGAAGCTGCGGATTTAAGCCCCACGCCTAATGAATTAGACTTAATAGACATGTTTGGCCTTACGCTTCCTCAGTTGGCCTGGCGTAGAAACAAGATTGTTGACTTAAGCAACAATGGGCAAGACGGCGAGAAAGCATTTCAGCAGGAATACCCAAACTGCGCCGCTGAGGCATTCATTTTAACGGGAGAAGACAATTATATTCCAAGTGATGTAATATTGTCAGCCCGTAAAGCTCAAGGAGTAGAGAAAATTGGATCTATGGTTCTTGGAGTGGATCCTGCTCGTTTTGGCGATGACCGCACTTGTATTATACGAAGATGTGGGCGACTGGCTTATAAACTCGAGTCACACATTAAGCTTGATACAATGCAGGTTGCAGGACTCGTTAAAACAATCATCGAAAATGAGCGTCCTGCAAAAGTGTGTATTGATGTGGGCGGATTGGGTGCTGGAGTTGTCGACCGTCTCCGCGAACTTGGCTTTGCTGACATTATTGTTGCCGTTAATTTTGGGGCAACTCCTTATGACGCGAGTAAATATCGCAATCGGAAAAGCGAAATGTGGGGACTCCTTAAGGAGTGGCTACTTGACGGGCCAGTGATGATACCTGACTCAGATGAATTGCATGCCGATTTGTCGGGGGTTAAGTATGCTGTAGACTCTAACTCTCGCCTGGTTATAGAATCCAAAGAGAGCATGAAGAAGCGCGGTGTTAGAAGCTGTGATGCCGCTGANNCNNTTTGCNTNACNTTTNCTGTGCCTAACTCAGCACTTAATGCTAGTATTAGAGCTAAGGAAGCGGAGACCTTGCACCAGCTAAGAAGCAGTTCGCAAAAGACCAAGCAACTTTTGCAAAGGTCGCGCTATGATAAATAGTCAAGGAGAGACGGATGTTTTCCAGTGATGATGGGCGTAATCCTAATGCGGTTGATATAGATAGCATCAAGGAAGATATAGAGACTTCTTGGCGTTACTTTGAGCCAAACTTCAAGCGCTACAATGAGTTCATAAGCTTTGTATTCAGAAGCGCTATATCCGCTGCTGACATGGAAAAGCTAAAAGATTTAGAGAAGCCTCCCATTGAATCCCCTATCTTGGAGGCTTACATATCGCGCCTGCGTGGGGAATTTGCCAAGCAGCAACCAAGTCTTGACGTGCACCCAGCCGAAGGGCTAAGGCTAATGCGGCTATCTCCTCAATTACTACAGACTATTAAAATAGCTCAGGCGCATGTGAGTGAAATACTCTTTGAGAGCAGCAACGATGAGTTCGAATATGATATGTACTCGGATGTATTGGCTGGTGGTTTTGGTGTTGCTAAAGTATTTACTGATTATATTAATGAGCGAAGTTTCTTACAAAAGGTAAACATAGAGCGATGCTTTAATCCTACCATGACGGGCTTTGACCCCTTAGCTAGGACATCCCACAAAGGCGATGGGCGTTATTGCTTTGAATTAAACCCCATGACCATGCAAGATTTTGCGGCTGAGTATGGCAAGGATAAAGCAAAAGAGTTTAACTTTACGCGCTCTCTGCAGTCGTATAACTGGTCTTATGAAAACAATGACGAGAAAATAGTCTTGGTTGCTGACTACTATGTGAAAGTTCCCAAGAATACGACTCTCTGTTTGCTAGCTGATGGCCAGACAATGCCAGAGGCTGACTATAACAAGATGTGTCGTGACTGGGATAGCATAGAGGTGCCACCGATTATATTACAACGCCGCAAATCAACCATTACAACTATTGATAGATATCGCATATGCGAGAATGAGATACTTGAGAAGACTAATACTTACTATCCTATGTTACCCCTGGTATTTTTTGATGGCAATTCAGTGATGATTCAAAACGAGCAGGGTGCGCAGATGCAACAATTTTGTAAGCCCTATGTTTACAATGCTCGTGGTATCCAGATGCTTAAGAACTTTGCTATGCAAAACCTAGGTTCTGAGCTTGAGAGTATAGTACAGCATCAGTTCATGATTCCAGTGCAAGGTATTCCGCCAAGTTATGTCGATGCATTCAAAAAACCTCAGCAAGAAAGCACGCTTGCATATAATCAATTTGATGACAACAGGCCCGATATTCGATTAGACCCTCCTACGGTTATACAACGCAGAGCTATACCGCCGGAGATTAATCAAACATTCGTTGGCATGGATGCGGCAGCTAGGGGCGCATTGGGTTCCTATGATGCATTGCTTGGTATTAATGGCCAGGAGATATCCGGTAAGGCAATCCAGCAAGGTGCCATGCAGTCAGATGCCTCAGCACAGCCTTATTTGATGGGTTATATACGTGGCTTGCAGCGATGTGGCGAGATAATAATTCATTTGTTGCCCTTAATTTATACAACGCCACGCTCTATTCCTATCAGGCTAACTAATGGCAAGCGCGAATATGTAATGATTAACGATAAGGAAAACCCGCAGTCAGTTGAGTTTAATTACGATCCCCATGAGCTTGGAATCAGGATTGAGCCTGGCGTTAATGCTAATGTGCAAAAACAAGTTGCTCTTGAGCAGCTAACTGGTTTAATGCAAGCATCCCCTACCTTTGCAGCATTCATTGACCGTAAGGGACTGTCTGTGCTCTTGGATAATCTTGATATTCGTGGGATTGAGGGGCTTAAAGAGTTGGCCGAAGAATTCCAAGAAGAGATGGAGAAGGAGCGCGAGGCCATGTCTAATGCGCCAACTGATACTGACAAGATTGTACAAGCTGAGCTTGGCAAAACTCAAATGGAGACAGAGGTGGCACATGAGCGAGCACAAAATGAGGCAGTTTTAGGGGCTGCTAAGATTGCAACTGAGCGTGAAAAAGTGGAAAATGATCGTCTTGAACTTGAGTTAAAGGCTGCTGAAATGTCAGCAAGACTTGATATGGAAGCGCAAGAGATAGCAAGTTCTGATGCCAGAGAGGCAGTTAGGGCGGCTATTGATGTGATGAATATGCAAAGTAAAACTGAGTGATAAAAATGACAGATAACGAAAGCGCTTTTTTGAGAGCTATGTCCGATATGAGCGATGCATGGCCGCATCTGTTTGCAGCTGGCGATGTTGACAAAATAATTTTGCGGTTGAACGCCTTAACTGCACTTGCCCATGAGGTTAATCTTGAGAGCTGCAAAGCGCAGGATTATCATAAGGGTTATTATTAATGAAAATGCCGAATAATTGTTTGACTAGCTTTGTAGACATGCTATATTAGAGATACGCAGGTACTGGGCCTCTTTAAATAATCCAGGTTACACTCAGCCATGAGGTCAAAATGGTCAGACGAGCTGTCTCTCGGTCTCACTGCATCACGCAGGTAAAAAGTGAAAAGGAGTTCTAGTAATGAGTAGTGAAGATGTAGGAAGCGATATTGGCCAGCAATTGGCAGAAACCTCAGCGCCTGTACAGGAGCCGATGTTACCCCAAAGCAAGGTCAATGAATTAGTCGCTAATGCCAAGCTTGTCTCGGCCAAGAAAGCCCGTGAAGAAGCGGAAATGCAGTATCGCCAGCAGATGCAGTCTCAACAGAGTCAGCAAATGGGTGGTATGCAACAGCAGACTCAACCGCAAGCACAGCAGCCAGATTTTGGCGCTATGATTGAGGAAAAGTTAGCTGAGAAGCAACGCGAAATCATGGAGTTACAGCAAAGACAGCAGATGGAAGGTTTAGCCAAGGACTACATGGATAAGATGGCGCATGGCGAGAGCCTGCATCCAGATTTCAAGGAAGTCACTGGCAAATACGATCCGGCAAAGTTCTACGAAGTTACTATTATGGCGGCCCAAATGCCAAATACTGCTGACGTGATGTATGAGCTGAACAAAAATCCTATGAAGCTCACGCACTTAAAGCAATTAGCTGGCATCGACTATAACATGGCGTTGGCTGAGATACAGAAGCTATCTGAATCCATCACACGCAATGAAGAGGCGCAAAATAGTAATGTTAAATCACCTTCACCACTATCAAGACCTAGAGCATCAATTGCGGGAGCTGATGGCGGTAAGAAGAATATTCGTGATTTGCGCAAAATGGATTACTTAAAAGCGTAGAGCAAGGAATGCTTTCTTAGCCCAACTGTTTCCCGGGAAGATATTCACGGAGAGATAACATGGCTGTTCCAACTAATATTCTGCAACAAGTTCAAACCTATCAAGAGTCATCTCTTGCATATTTAGTGAACTTGAATTGCTTTGTAACTACTGCAAATACCAAATTTAAAGATTTCGAAAATAAAATTGCTAACTTAGGCGACACTGTTACCTTCGATAAGCCACCAAGATTTATCACTGCT